TCGTGATCACTGTATTGCCTGAATGGATATAGTCTTAATGCCATAATATTTTAGTATGTTACTGAAACTGTGTCAGGATTAAAAGCTTTCATAAACTTGTCTCGAAGAGATTCCTCTTGCGAGGACGCTTCGTTATTGTTCACAATTGCAGGTTCCTCGGAAACTTCAACGTTTTCGACGAGATCTTCAACCGTAGCTTCCTCTGAGGCAGAAGCTTTAGATTGATCTAGGGCAGCCAAGCGCTTTTGAAGCTCCTGCTCTACCTTAGACTGAAAAGCAGCTTCCTGCTCCTCTTTATAAGCTTTGCCTTTATGCTTGAGGATAACCCCAAGTTTTTGCTGGTATGATTCAAAAGCAGCTTCAGAAGACTCAAGCGCAGCGACTTCCTTGGCTAATACAGCGCGATCGCTGTCTTCCAAGTCGTACTGGGAATCGATGTTTTCCATCCTGCTATTGAACAACTCTTCTGCTTTCGCAGTAGAGATGGTACTCTCAAGGGAAGAGATCTTCTCTTGAGCTTCTTCGAGCTGCGTTTTAAAGCTCTCGATATTAGCTTTGGCTTCTTCAGCGCGAGTAATCGCATCAGCCTTCTCTATTTCGGCTGCTTCTTGCTGTAACTTCCACTCAGCATCCTTCTCACGGATTCTATCCATAATGACGGTTGCCATGCTAGCCACAGACTCTTGCGAAAACTCAGACTTTTTGCCTAACTTAGAATCGAGCATCTTTTCGAACTCGTTAGTTAATTCTTTTGTGTCCATAGTTTTAAAACTGTTATCATTTTTTACATTAATTTCGGGCATTAACACTTTAGCGCCTGTGTCCTCTTTTTCTTCTATCTGGAGGTCGTGATTTTCATGAGTAGTAACCCCTTTTACGTCTGCCGCAGGCTTTGTTGTGAACCCAATCCCCAATGGAAATACCTCCCCAGCTACTAAACGATAAACTGGGGTTCCATCATCAAGGGTACCACTTCCGTCATTAGCTCGAAGATATTTTTCAAATTCTTTTATTTTTTCAGGATCGCTAATTACCTCTGCTTCACTAAGGTTTTGAGACCCTATTGCAACATGATACTCATTAAATCCTAATTCCCAGCTTGCGGAAATTTTATTATAATCCATATCTTCTGGATCGCTGGCCTTTAACAAAAGTTCGGCAAATTCTGGGTTAACGGTTTTATAAATAACAGCGGCAAGGGAAATATAAAAAGGATCCTTCTTATTCTCAAGCTTATCTGTATTTAGAATTTTCTCATTTTCCATGTCCGTAAACGCAGCGTTTACGATATGTCCTACCACTTTTTGCTTTTTGTGTTCTATGTTAGTGGGCTTATGAACGAAATAATCTAAAAGCTCTTTTGCCGTGGCAGAGCTGATACCATCACCATTCCTGTTAAAACGATTAACTATAGCAGCATTAAAAGCAGCCCCTATTAGATCGATATTGCGGTCTAAATCTATCCCTTTTGGTATTAAAGGTTTTAAATTATCCAAAGAAGCGACGCTAATGCTCAGCTCATTTTCTAGATCGTCTGTAGCAAAAACTTCAAAATCAAACTGTGTTTTGAATTTATAAGGCGTATTCATACTGCTTAAGTTACACTTTTTTAATCTTTTGGTGAATTTTTTGCGCTATGATATAAAATAGCCGAAGAATACTCATCTAAGGCATGTTCTGCGCTAATATTCATGATAGACTCTAAAATCTTTAAACCTAATAGTTTTTTATTATCCTTAAGACAACTGACCGCTGTTTTCTTCCAGTCAGCTTGATCACATGAAGAAACGACCACTTCACAAACCTTCTCTAAAATCTCTTTCTGGTTTGTATTTAAACGTTTTTTCTTAAATACTTTTTTAGCCTCTACGCTGACCTCACTATAAAATTTATTAGTCGCATCAATCACATCTTTGATGGAATCAACGGCATAAGTTGCCTTACGCCCTTGGTAAGTTGGCTTACGCCCTTGGGTCTGAGACCCCAATGGTCTTCCGGGTGATTTTGGAGTTTTGTTTTGCTCTTTTTCTAATATTCTCGCATCTTCAAATTCGTCCTCTTCCTCAAAGACTGGTATTCCCCCTACCAAGGGATTATACCATCCTTTTTTACGATCATCTAAGAACTTCTCTTGTGCTTTTTCTAATTCGTGCTCAGAAGGGAAAACCCCTGTATCAATAACCTTCATTCCTTCTTCTGGAGGTAGAATACCAAGCTCCATCATACGCGTAATAACGCGCTGAACCTGATTTTCATCCTTCATATCAATATCCTGAAAACGAGCCTGCGGGGAACCTCTAAATCCAAAGTTTTTACATATCTGGTTTATTTCAGGTTGCAAGAACTCGTGAAGAAAAGCCTCTCGAGATTCCTTAAGCCTTTGAAGGAAAAGCTGTGCCTTGATAGTGGCATTAGCAAATTTCTCTTCTGCTAAAATTACATTTTGCAGCCCTTCTTTAATATCCCTATTTACAACGTCATACTTAGATGGCCCAATAACCTTTTCTAGATCTGGGATAATAAATTCAGCCTTAGTGGTATAGTCGCTGACCAAGACACGCCCCACACTCTGGTTAGTAAAAAGGTTTTGCATGGCTGTCATATTACGTGGATTAATACCCCCTTTATCCGGGGTTGCGCCCATCGTAATCATCAGGACTACGTTTTCGACTGTTCGGCAAATCGCTTGATCAATCTTCTTCATCTCCATTTTGAAGTTGATATCGTCAAGCACTGCAAACCCAAACGGAACCGCAAACGGCTCATAATCTTGCTTTTTATAAAACGCGTATCTCAGCTTACTAGGATCCAGCTGAACGGTCATACCGCTTGGTGTCCATGAATTGCTACGAATTCGTTTTTTAACGTTCTCAGGAAGAGCGTTAAATAATTCTCTGTCAGCTTCATTTTTAGGATCTTTCAGCCTTTCGATCTCATATTCGCTCAATAGTTTTGAGAAAAATCGAACATCAAAAGAAGTGGTACGCTGCGCAACTACATCAAAAGGATTTAGCAAAATATACTTAATAGGAATTTTATTTGTCTCGGCCACCAAGCCAAGGTTTCTAATTTTAGCAAATTCATCCGCTTTAAACTTCCCATCTACAGTAAAAAGAAAAATATTTCCACTACGGTAGTACTCTCTAAAAAATTGATCCTTTAATCCCCAAATACCAATTTTCTTAAACCATGAATTAATAAAACGTCGGGATTTTTCTGTACCTCCCTCTAAGTAAAGAGTGGAATTGGCAAAGTCTGCCATCATGTCAATAGAATTACGAAAAATTGCTACATTACAGTAAGCTTTTTGACATAGCTCTATGGCCTCACGAACGTTAACCCCATCTAAGGCATACTGAAAAGGAAGCAGTCCTGCACGAATATTATTATAAGCATATAGCTTAGGCTGAATCGCTATACTGTTGCGCCTACTATCCGTGGTTCCTCCGGTACCCCCTCCTCGACTATAAGCTTCTGCGGTATAGTCATAGAAAGAATCGCCTACAAGTTTTGGCTCAAAAGTATCTGATTGTCCCGCCAAGCTTTCATAAGGATTATTAGGGTACTGAAAGTTTTTCTCAAATTTTTTCCAATAATCTGAACGCTTTGTATATTTTCTTCGTGCCATGGTAGATTTTACACTGATTTGATTAAAAGTGACTTTGAAAAGTCATAAAGTTAGTTTACAAACATTGGTTCGAATGTTTCTATTATATTAGATTTAGGTTGCTTTTTCGAGTCAAAGTAAATTTTTGTCATCCAGTTTGCAAGCACTAAAGCGGAATAAGAATCTTTTCTTGCCTTGTCAGGCCCAGTTTGTCGTCGAAGATTAGAGGGCAGGTCAAAAGTTTGAGTGCCTTGGGCTGTACTGGTTATCTGTATTAAAGCACATTCGTTTTTGGTTAGATTCATCATATCTGCTTGGTGTTCGATGAAATCAATCTGCTTTGCTCCCGAGCTTTGCTTCTCCACATCCTTGCTACGTAAAAACATAATCTCTTCAATTGGGATCCTTTTATTTTTTTGGGATACGTATTGATCATCAATAGCCTGACTGGCAAACATAACACGGCGATGATCAAAATTAGCCTGCAATAACTCATTGGCCTGACGTATCCAACCGCTTGTAGGTTTTCGCAATATCACATGCTTATAGTCATCTTTATTATATTCATTTTTAAAAGTAGTTAAATTAGCCTGATACTCCTCTGGCTTGTCAAAAGGAACTTCGACCTGTTTTAACTTTATCTTTTTTTGTTTAAACGTTTCGCTTTCGTTACATGCTTGCAAAAATTGTACACCTCCATTGTAATCCCCGCATACAGCAATAATATTAAAATTTTGCAAGCAATAAAGAAAATATCGAATATGGTGCTTCAAAGAAGTCCCAGCCAAAGCGTAACTATGCACTAGCGTTGCTCTCTGCTGCTCTTCGTTTAATTTCAAAATTTGAATTGCAAAATCATCCGAACTCTCAGTTTGGGACCATGACGGATCAAAAGCTAAAACATATTCTGCATCCGGATCTCCTTTAATTTCAATAGATGGAGACTCTCCATCGGGAACCGTACATAGTGCCATTTTACTTGTCTTAAAATAACCAGCACTATCGTCAGTAAACACGGCCCCAAACTCTCGCTCAAACTGAGAGGTGCTCATGGTAGTTTTGGCCTGATTGAGAAGATTTTGATCATAGAGCTGCTCTGGGGCACAGTCATAAGAAAAATGCATAATGCACCTAGAAGCCTTATCTTTTTGTTCTTTTCGCGTAATACTCAACTCAAATTGTTGGTATAGCTTGTAAAGGTATTCGAATTTATAAGAAGCTGACGACAAAGCTATTAATTTATTATTGGGCCACACATGCCTTTCTCTTTCTACCATTAGGCCTTCTTCGATTAGCTTAGTTTCCAGTTTGTGTAGATCATCACGTTGGGTCGGGTTTGTAACAACAGATAAAAAAGGGACAATAACTTCGTTATAAATCCTTTCGGGCATCAACAAGAACTCATCAATGATAATACGATGAAATCTAAAACCACGTAACTTTTCGCCATCCCCCAATGGTAGTGCTCGAATACGGCTAGTACCAATCTCCATTAACCATTCGTCATTACTCTTAGAAACCTTAGTAATGCATTGGTTAAACAAGCCTGCGTCCGGATGCATAGAAATATCCTCAATCTTCTTAAAGATCATTTTTGCTTGCCTAAAAGATTTGGAGAGTATACCAATTTCTACCCCTTGATTTAAGATGGCATCCAAGGCAGCGAAAACACCTGTTGTGAAAGACTTGGACATTCCTCGAGACCATACTCCTAAAAAATAATCCGTCTCAAACATGCTCTTAACGGCCATATGCTGAAAAGGAAAAAGCTTAATCCCCATCATAAGCTCTGCTGTAAAAGTCATATTATTCCTTAAGAACTCATAAAGAGCAAGCTTAGCTTCCCTTTCTTCTAGGAACCCTTCGATCTTTTTCAGCTCTTCGTTTGAGCGACATCTCCTCGGAGGTCTATTCTGTGTTCCTTCTATCCAACTCATGATCTAAAAAATATTGCATATCCGTGTCCCACACTTCTTTGCCCTTGTAAAGCAACCTAGGAATGATTTCCTCTGAGATTTTCCGGCTCCCGCTAAATAAAAACTAGGAGTGCCCTTGAAACTCATAGCTGAAATCTCTAACCCTCTTCAAG